GGTAGCGAAGAAGCCGGTATGTCAGAAGCTGAAGATGAAGAATTTGATATTGCTGACATGGATGACGGCGATGACGAAGCTGTTGACATTGAAATGGATGATGAAGAAGGTGGCGAAGAAGGTTTAGAAGACCGTGTTGTTGACCTAGAAGATAAATTAGACCAGTTAATGGCTGAGTTTGAAGAAATCATGGGCGGTGATGATATGGGTGATGAATCTGATGCTGAGTTTGATGATGAAGCAGAAGAAGATGGTGAAGAATTTACAAAAGACATGGAAGATGACCGTGATGCAGAAGATGCAATGATGGAAGCTATCACATTAAAGAAAATTTCTGTAACTCATGGTGATAATGGTGTTCAAAACAAAAGTACAGTAGACGCTAACAGCGGTCAAGCTGGAATGGATAGCAGACCAGTTAAATTCAGTGGTCAATCTGAAGCAGTTCCAACAGGACCAAAAGGCCCAAGTAATGCATATGCAAAAGGTGAAACATCAGTTAAGGGTGCAGGTTCATTCAAAAATGCTCCAGCACAAAATAATGCTGATTTAACATCTGCACCTAAGCCAGTCACTAAAGACGAAGCAGGTAAAGTTCGTAGCCCGGTAGCTGAGTCACGTAAGGCTCCAGCTAAGAGACGAATTTAAGGAATCTGAGAGCAATGGCTTTGTATCTCAAAGAGCATCTGACTTTCGACCGTGCCAGTATGGTAGTCGAAAGCTCGGGTGAGGGTGCTTTGAAGAGCCTTTATATGAAAGGTATCTTCATTCAGGGTGGGGTAAAGAACGCTAATGAGCGTATCTACCCCGTTTCTGAAATTGAAAGTGCCGTTGAAACTCTTAACAAGCAAATTGTTGAAGGCTATTCAGTCTTAGGTGAAGTAGATCACCCAGATGATTTAAAGATTAATTTAGACCGTGTATCACATATGATTACAAGCATGTGGATGGACGGAGCTAATGGTTTCGGTAAATTAAAGATTTTACCAACTCCAATGGGACAGTTAGTGTCTACAATGTTGGAGAGTGGTGTGAAACTCGGCGTTTCAAGTCGTGGTAGCGGTAACGTGAATGACTTGGACGGCAAAGTGAGTGACTTTGAAATAGTCACTGTGGATATTGTCGCACAACCTAGTGCTCCTAATGCTTATCCTAAAGCAATCTATGAAGGCATGATGAATATGAAGCATGGTCATAGAATGTTGGATATAGCAAAAGATGCTCAAGGCGACAAGAAGGTACAGAGATACCTGAAAGATGAAGTGGTTCGTCTTATCAAGGATCTCAAAATTAACAAAGGGGATTAAGCATGTTAGATGCTATCAAACCATTACTTGAGAGTGGATTAATCAACGAAGAAACTGGTGTCGCTATAAACGAGGCATGGGAATCTAAGTTGAATGAGGCTCGTGAGCAAGTACGTGCAGAATTGCGTGAAGAATTCGCACAACGTTATGAACATGACAGATACGTGATGGTAGAAGCCCTTGATAAAATGGTCAGTGAAGGTCTACAAAATGAAATTGAAGAATTTCAAATTGAAAGACAAGCAATGAACGAAGACCGTGTGATAGCGCAACAAAAATTGCGTGAATCAGCTACAAAATTCAATAATTTTATGGTTACTAAACTAGCCGAAGAAATTAAAGAATTACGTAGTGAGCGTAAACTACAAATGGAAAGTCAGCAAAAGTTAGAGCAATTTATTGTTCATGCTTTAGCACGTGAAATTAAAGAATTCACACAAGACAAACAAGCTGTAGTTGAAGCTAAGGTTAAGTTAGTTGCTGAAGGTCGTAAACAACTTGAAGCATTGAAGGCACGTTTTGTTGCTGAATCTGCTAAGAGATTGACTACGGTTGTAGCTAGCCAACTCAAAGGTGAATTAGGTCAATTGAAAGAAGATATTAAGATTGCTAGAGAAAATAACTTTGGTCGTCGTATCTTTGAAAGTTTTGCAAGTGAATTTAGCGTCACTCACTTAAGTGAGAAAGCAGAAACTCGCAAACTAATGACACAGCTAGAAGAAAAAGATAAGAAACTAGCTGAATCCATCAATACAATCAGCAACGCTAAGAAGTTGATTGAATCAAAGGAACGTGAAGTTCGTATTATTAAAGAATCTAATCTACGTGAAAAAACAATGAGCGAGTTACTTGCTACATTGAACGAAGAAAAGGCTGTAGTAATGCAGAACTTACTAGAAAGCGTCCAGACACCACGTCTACAAGCCGCTTTCGATAAGTATCTTCCAGCAGTTCTAAATAACGGTAATGTTAAACCAGCTACAAAAGCTAAATTAACAGAATCAGTTATCGTAGAAGCAACTGGGGATAAAGCTGCCAAACAAGAAGTTGATACAGAACAACGTGATAACGTTATCGATATCAAGCGTCTGGCAGGGCTTTAATTAAAGACATCATTTAGGAGAAATATAAAATGTCAAAAGTACTCTTAGAAAGCCGTTGGGACGAGACCAAAGAAGCTCTGTTAGAAGGCTTAAAAGGAACTCGCCGTTCAACAATGGGTGTTATTTTAGAAAACACCAAAAAACAGTTACTAGCTGAATCTTCAGCCGGTACTACAACAGCTGGTAATATCGCTACACTAAACCGTGTGATTCTTCCAGTTATTCGTCGTGTCATGCCAACCGTTATCGCTAACGAATTGGTAGGCGTTCAGCCAATGACAGGACCAGTTGGTCAGATTCACACTTTACGTGTACGTTATGCTCAGTCTTTAACAGACAACAGTGCGGCTCAAACTAGCGTTACAGCTGGTCAAGAAGCATTGAGTCCATTCTTGATTGCTCAAGCATATTCACGCACACCGCAAGCTGATGGAACATCTGCATACTATACTGCTAACGATACTGCTGCCTTAGAAGGCAACGGTGGTAAGCAGATCAGCGTTCAAATTCTACGTCAAGCTGTTGAAGCTAAGTCACGTAAATTGCAAGCTCGCTGGACATTCGAAGCTGCTCAAGACGCTCAAAGCCAACATGGTATTGACGTTGAAGCAGAAATCATGGCAGCTCTTGCACAAGAGATTACTGCTGAGATTGACCAAGAGATTCTATTGTCATTACGTACATTAGCATCTACAGAGTATACATACAACCAAGCTACTGTATCAGGTACAGCTACTTACGTTGGTGACGAACACGCTGCCTTAGCTGTTCTAATCAATCGTGTTGCTAACTTGATCGCCCAACGTACACGTCGTGGCGCAGGTAACTGGGCTGTTGTTTCAAGCGCCGCATTGACAGTATTGCAATCTGCAACTACTTCAGCGTTTGCTCGTACAACAGAAGGTACTTTCGAAGCTCCAACTAACACTAAGTTCGTTGGTACATTGAACGGCGCTATGCGTGTGTTCGTTGACAGTTATGCTCCTGATACTACACCAGTATTGGTTGGTTATAAAGGTTCTAGCGAAACTGACGCGGCAGCATTCTATTGCCCATACATTCCATTGATGAGCAGTGGTGTTGTTCTAGATCCATCAACATTCGAACCAGTAGTTAGTTTTATGACCAGATATGGCTACATAGAATTAACGAATACAGCGTCATCATTCGGTAATGCGGCTGATTACGTTGGGGAAATAGCAGTTCAGAACTTAACGTTTCAATGAAATCAAGCACTTACGAGTGTATTTGAAAGTAATTTCACAAACAAAAGGGTACTTCGGTACCCTTTTTTGTATCTAATATTAGTGGAATGTAGTATTATGTATAAATACTATTATGTTCACAAATAAATTTTATTCCAAAGTATACTTCTCAACTATTGAGAAAGCAGTTCAACGAGGCTGGAAAAAAGCCCGCGGTAGAGAACGCCATCATATTATCCCTCAATCATTGGGAGGTAATAATAATAAAAGTAATCTAGTGTATCTGTCTTGCAGAGAACATTTTCTATGTCATTGGTTATTAGTAAAAATGACTGAAGGAGAGTACTATCATAAGATGGTATATGCTCTAATGGGGATGAGAGCAGAAAATGAGCACCAAGAAAGATATCAAACTATCTTTACAGCAAGGGTGTATGAAAAATATAGAATTGAACACGCAGAATATCATTCTAAACTAATGAAATCTAAGAATCTAGTGCCCTGGAATAAAGGTGGAGTAGAGATAACAGATGAACATAGAGAAAATCTAAGAAATGCCGCACTTACTAGAAATATAGATCCAGTTAAACAAGCAGAAGGACAACGTAAACGATTAGAAAAAATCATAGGTCAAAAACGAACTGATGATACACGTAAAAAAATGTCAGACTCACATACAGGTAAAATAAAAGGACCAATGAAAGATGAACATAAACAATCTTTAAGTAGAAGTTTAATGGGTAGAAAGAAAAAAGAAGGTCATTCTAATAATGTAGCCAACGCAGTATTAGGTAATATCAGTATCAACAAAGACAATACTGAGAAGAAAGTAAAGAAAGACACACTACAAAGTTATTTAGATGATGGTTGGCAACTTGGTGGCAAAAAGCGTAAGATAGCATAAATATATTAAAGGAATTATTATGAGTACGGACTTATTTAGAAATTATATAGACCTTAT